GCGCCTCACTCAGACACCAATTAACAAACGCTGCGCACCACGGTGTCTCATCATCTGCGGCCTTGAGGCTGGTTGCCTGGTGGTAAGCCAGGATGCGCGGGTTATGGTGCGGGCCTTCGATTTCGGTTTGCCCCAATTCATCGATGGCGATTTCTAGCCACAGCGGTGCTTCACTGGTCATTTCATGCCCTTAATTTTCAGCCAGGCACCTAGAGCAAGCGCACCTAGAGCGAAGGTGGTTGTAGCCCGAACGATGGTTTGAAAGATCGTCTTTTTAGCTATTCGCCATGAGCCCAGTAGGTTGCGCAGCTCGTGGATGTCCTGAGGCGCGTCTTCGTCATGCAGGCCGAATTCACGCATCATCTCGCGCACTGCTTCGCGAGCCGCGCTTTGGGCTATGCTCTTGATTTCGTCCTCGGTCATTCTTTCTTCCGGCATTGGTCAACCTTTTCTATTGCCTTATACGCCACGTGAATAAACGGCTAGGCAATCAGCTTCCATGAAGTGCTATCTTCATCCCATATCGCTCCAATACCATCTAACGGATTTGGGATAGGTGCTTCCCACAAACACGTCACTTCGTTGATAACCCAACTTGCGAAAGGCTGCGGCGGAATAAACGCGTCTCTGTCGGCATCATAAGTGTACCCAAATCCTGGAGTGTTATAACGCATCGGAGTTCCATCAGTGTCGTCTAGGTACTTGCCGCCCCAAGCGTTAGGGCTGAACTCAACCCAATCCGGGTCAGACACTTGAGTTGGTGCCTCACCGAAGGTTATTTGGGAGACAACGCCCTGCTCTATTCTTGCTAGATAGATCATCACACACTTTCAAATGAAATCGTTTCACCGTTGCTCGCTGCGGTGATGCGGTAGACATTATACCCAGCCACGCCGAACTCACCGCTGATTGTAACTCCCGCACTGACAGAAACTGTAAAAGTGTCAGGTACCTTCAACAAAATAACTCCAGACCCTCCGGCACCAGAGGCAAGGCTGGGGGACGTGTTGTCGATATAAGCACCATCACCTCCGTTGCCTGTGTTAGCTGCTTCCGCAGGCTCATTTGTCGCACCTTCCGCTATGTAGGTGGCGCCCTCGCCGCCAGCAGCGTAGGTTGCATCGTATGTTCCGAAACCAGATGCCGTGGTTCCACTTCCTCCGACACCAAGCGATCCGTTGGCAGCATTCGCGCCAGCGCTGCCTGATCCACCACCACCACCAGACGCAACAACGTTGGCGCCTGTAGCGGTTGGGCTTCCAGATCCGCCGTTATTCCCATATGAAGCATTAGACGCGGTGCCGCCTGCGGCAGAATTACCGCCACCACCACCGCCGCCTGAGCCTCCGTTTCCGCCAGCAGAGGTATAATTACCCCCGTAACCACCTCCTGCGGCGGTAATAGACGCAAAGGTCGATGGAGAGCCGCTATTGCCTTGTACGTTTCCAGCAACTGCTGCGCCACCAAGGCCAATTTCAACGTTATATGCGGTCCCGGCTACTACCTCCAGTGTGGATGACCGATAAGCACCAGCACCGCCTCCGCCACCGATATATCCACCACCGGATGCACCACCGCCGACAACAACATACTCTACCGTTAAGGTGACGGCAGAAGTTGTACTCAACAGCATGTGATGGATGCCGCTCATTAGCTTACGTTTCCTGTCACCACCATCGTACTTGACGACGGGAAATAGATGGTCGCAATCCCGTATGCTGCGGCAGTCACGGACGTAACGCTAGTCCCATTTAGGTACATTGTGCCGCCGCTTTTTGCGATTGAGATTGTGCTGGCGGAGTTTACCCACACTGAAATGACCGTGCCGACTGCAAGCGTGCTAGGAACAGTTACCGTATCGTCCGTAGTGATACATTTACCGTTGTGTGCGGCAGATGCCGTGACTGCTCCAGTCGGTGATACGGTTGGGATGCTTCGATACCCAATGCCGTAGTCAGTGCCGTTGTAACTGATTGTGGAATCGTCATGAACCTGAGACAGGGTGGGAGCAGTGCCGAACACTAGAGCGCCTGAACCTGTTTCGTCTGTTACGGCTGACGCCAAGTTTGCGCTGCTTGGTGTGCCTAAGAAGGTGGCTACGTTCGCGCCGAGGCCGGAGATCGACGTGATTGTGTGAGCTGAAGTAGAGTTTTCGTGATCGTATGCCCAGTTCGAAGACACTGGGGCCGTAGTTGCGCCGTCTACTGGAGTATCGTCTACGTCTGCGGTTGTGAGGACGGCGTTACCGCCTTGCGTCAGCGCTCCAGTTACGCTTAGATCACCTGGGATGGTGGATGCGGCGTCCCCTCTGAAGGTTGCGACTGTGGTTGGCGTTCCGGCCACCTCTGTGAGGACTTCTACGCGCGTATCCTCTGAACCGTTCGTGACATCGGAATACCTAGCATAAATTGTTGCTGCGGCTGTTAGGACGCCGTTCCCATTAGGGGACAGGAACGAAAAGCCTACGCCGCCTCCGTTTGTTGCCGCTAGGCCATACGTATTTTTGGCTCCACCAACCACTGGGGTGTCGCTGGACGCGTTCCCTGACTTGCTTAGATATGTAAATCCAGTTGAAGACGCTTGAATGTTAAGGTCTGAGCCGCTTCCTAGAAGCGCTTCAACATCTGTTCCGTCGGATTTGATTTGCAGGTCCGTTCCCGTGCCGACACGCAAGTTTGCATTGTCCTGGAAGTACAGGCCGGTTGATACCTGGCCACCGTCCTGCAATCCGTTGGTGATGTAACCGGCTGTTGAGTGGTCGCCCCAGTCGTAAGCTGTGTTCCAGTTGGTGCTGTTGTCGGTGACTTGAGTGTAGGTTCCGGGAGTCGCTGTGCCGACTAGGTACGTGTTGTTTGCGTAGTCGCCGTCCATGACTGCGCCAGCCGCTGCCACGTTTGTGGCGTCGGTGACGTCTGCGCCAGCCTCGATGCCGTTGAGCTTGGACAGCAGCGTATCCGTGAAAGCGTTTGTATCGCTGTTGCTCTCGTAAGCAGTTTTGATCTCTGACGCCGTCTGATCTGCTGTGGCATTGGTCTCAATGCCGTCAAGCTTGGTTTTGTCGCCGTCTACGAATGCGCCTTCTGCGAGGACGGCTTGGAGTCCGGCGTCTGAAGCAGATTGATTTTCCCATCGAGAATTCGTCGCGTTCCATGCAAGCAAATCATTATCGGCAACGCTTGCGACTTCAACTCTGTGGTTGTTATGCAAATCAATGCCAGCGTTGGCTCTGACAAATACGTCACCCGCTGATGCGCTAATGACGTACCCAATAGCAATTTTCAGGTTAGGCGCGGTTGGAATTGTCGTCGTGTACTTGCCAGCATTTGCACCGCCATCTACCCACAAAATAGCGCCGTCACTTGGCAAGCCACCCGGAACCAGCCCAGTTGCAGACAAATCGAGCCCGCGCACTTTCCCGAAGGCTGTCACCATACCATCGCCGCCGCCAGCAATGCTGTGCGTTGCAACGCCAAGCACCCGCTTTGGGTCGATTGCTGCACCTGACGAGTTGTTCATAGGTGCAACTGTAATTCGCCCAGACGCTCCGACAGTTCCGACGGCATAAACCGGCGTGCCATCAGGAATGGCAGTCGTGCCGCTGTTGTTGCGGCAATAGATTTGCATCTCTTGGCCAACCTGAAGGATGGAGCTTGCCTGCTTTAGGTCTGCCGTTCCTTCGTCCGAGTTCCAGAACAGGCTACCTTCAGCCTCGTTGCCGTCTTCGGTGTAGGCGGTGTTTAGGCCTACGACATCGGCTGTAGGCTCGCCAAGGCTCGGTGAAGTCAAAGGCTCCGTGCCTACGTCCATGTCCTTGAGATGGGACATGAGTTCGCGGATTGCGTTGTTTACGTCTTGCGGGCGGGCTGCTTCAGCGTCTAGGTCGGTTCCGTACTCGCCAAGGCGGATGTCTTCGACTGTGGTGCCGATATTGATGTTGCTGTCGGCTGTGGCGCTGTATTCGCTGATTTTGGTGCGGTCTGTCTGGGCCATTTCTACGCCTCCTTACAATTTCATAATGAACGCCAAGGCGTAGTAGGCCGGGCGGTTGTCGATGGCGGTTGGGGTTGCCGCGCCGTAGGTGCCGGTTGAGCCGCTGTTGATGTCTACGGTGTGGGTGTGCGCGCCGGCTGAGCCCGTTGTTTTGCTTGAGGTAGCGGTCGAAGAAAACCCAAGTGGCTGGTTGTAGTTTCCGTTCTCGCTGTTGGCATTCGTTGGGTATATATCGGTGTAGCTGTGCGTGTGCGCCCCGGCGCTTTCCGCGGTTCCGGCCAATGTCCCGCTGTCGTGGCTGTGTTCCGGAATGTTGGCTTCCGCCAATGTCACGCTGTCGGCGCCGCCGTTGTCGCCAATTGCTGTGTAGGTTGTGCCAGTGGAAACCACGAACCTATCGCGTAGGTCCGGCGTGCTATTCGTGCCGTCGCAGAGCGCCCATCCGTCTGGGATGGATGCTAGAGCACCACTCCACATGCCAATAAATCCGCGCGGCAATGCGAATGATACGCCGGTTGCCAAGCCGTCTTGACTGCCGTTAGCGCGGGCAAGGTCAGTGGCAATGTCTGCCATGACTTCACGGATTGCGTTATTGAGATTGGCGGGCGCGCAGTTTTCGGCGATGTTGACGGAAAGCGCCGTGCCGTTGTTGTCTGCTGTGGTGTCGTATGCTGAGATGGTCATTGGTTACTTGCCTCTGGTCTTTACTGCTGCGCCATGTACGAGCCTAGCAGTCCGCCAATGGGGGCTGCTGTGCGCTTCAATGCCTGACTGACGCCTGTGCCGACGCCTTCAACCGTCGGGATTAGCAGGTTGCTACCAATCTTGCTGTATATTGCTGGCACAGCGGCGGCTGCCCCGAGGATGCCTGCCCCGCCTGTCGTGGCTCCTAGACCTCCGAGAAGCCCCGTGATAAGGGCGAAGTCACGAGCCGAGCTGTACTCTTTCTCCCCGAAAACGTCTTTGGCTTGCTCGATCAACTTTTGCATTGGCTGCTGACCGGTCCTAAAGCCTGTTTGCTGCTTTTGGGATGCGCTCGATGCTCTCAGGCTGCTTGCTAATCGCGCTGGGGTGAAGAACTCGTCAGATACTGTTGAGTCAAAAGCGCGTGAGATCGGGTCCATCATTTTATACGCAAAGTCTGTCTTTCGCAAAGCGTCCCCGACTTCTGGTCCAGCCTGGCGGACAACCTCGTCAAACAATTCCTGGCGCAGCTTGTCGATGGCGTCGCCAATTGACTGTTCTTCAACAGCGGATGACGCCCTGAATTTCATAGCCGCCTTGCGAAGCTCTGAGTCTAGGGCTTTGTATTCGCTTCCAGGCATGACCCTGTTGCGTCCGAAGTCGCGTCGAACTTTGTCGAAGTACCGCTTAAGCGTCTTAACCCCCTGGGGGCCAATTGCTGGGTACGCGTCGTAACTAACAATCCGCATTGCGCCGCCTGGTCCAGCTGCCGCGCGAGCGCCAAGTGCTCTGGATGTGCGGTTAAGGATGCCTGGGCTGAATGATATAGAGCCAATTTTGCTGGCCACGTCGTCGTAGCTTTGAGACACTAGGTCTCTGGCCTCGCGCAGCGCTTCACGCCCGTATTTTTTGGCGTCTGCGGAAAGCTTTTTCCCTATAGGGGCTAACGCCTCGTCCATAGTTACGCGAGTAAATTCCTTCATCGCGCGTTCCCTAGCTTTGCGTGGAACCTCTCCGACCAAAGGGACTTGCTTTGCCGCTTGTTCAACTGATTGCGCGAACCCGCCGAAATATTGCCCAGGCGTTAATGGGACGCCCATCTTGCGGAGCCTCTTCGCGCCTTCAGAAATCTTGGGGGCAACTAAATGCCCGGCAAGGCTCAAAGGGGCCGCAATTGCCGCGCCGCCCGCCGCTCCTTTCGCACGCTCGACAACACCACCATCAGTAGCGCCAGCTCCGTACAGCCCGCCGCCAATTGCGCCCCTAGTAAGAACCCCACCTAGAGTTTTGCCAACGCCTGTCAAGCCGCCAGTGGCAAGGCCGCCAGCCAACTCAGTGCCGAAAGATGTTAGCGGGTTTTCTTTCGAAAACTGCTTCATCCTCTCGCGCTCGTTTGCGACGGCCTGCTGGTAAATATCGGGGAAGCTGCCTTCACCCATTGCGCTGCCAAGAGCTGCTGCACCAGCAGCACCAAGCTCTTCGCCAAAACCAAATGTTGCGCCTTGGAGGGCTGAGCGCGTAATTCCCTCAGCCTTCCCAACGTCGGGCGCGATTGACCCGTATAGGCGTTGTTCCAGCTCTGCGCTTGACTCGCCCTCTTGCTTTTTGCTGACCTCGCTTTCCCAATAATCCCACATTTTGTCTGAGATCGTAAAGCGCGCCTTATCCTCCGGGTCTACGCGAGACATGAAGTCCTTGATGGGCATGTCGCTATAGAATTTTCTGTGGAAGCCCAGCAGGAGGTCCCCGTCCGATACGTCGGCGTATTGCGGAAACTTCTCTCTGATTTGTTTGATATCCATTACTGAGTACCCCGAATACCTAGATCTAGAGGGTCATTGGTGTTGCCGGGGAGCGGGACGGCGACCGCTGCGCCAGGGGCAGATGTCGCTTGGCCAACCTCAGGCGTGCTTGTGACGTTTGGAAGCGGGTTGATTGGCGCGGATGGTCGGCTGATTGGCTCATTTGTTACCGGTGATATGCCTTGGGCAATCATTCGCTCGGCTCGTTCTACTTGGTCTTCAAGTTGGCTGACCACGGTGCTCATTGCCTTTTTGAATTCCGTGGGAGACATGTCCATGTTCGGCATTGACTTTGTGATGCGCTCAGCCTCTTGCACGCTCATGGCTGCGCCGGTGATTTCTTTGATGTACCTGTTCAGGTTGTCCAACGTCGAAACCTTAAACGCTGTGTAATCCTCAAGCAGCTTCTTTTGCCCTTCGGTTGCCATGCCGATCTTGTCCTGCTGCGTTGCAAGGCCGATCTGAAGTTGGGTTTGCCTTTGCAAGAATCTGTCGTCGTAGGTTTCGCTTACGCTCTTGATGCGATCAAGACCAGCCTTGGCGGTCCTAATGTCGGTTTCTAGTGCTGTTACAGTTGCTGGGCGCAGCGTTGATTTTGCCGCACCAAGATATGCTGTTTCGGCTCTGATTTTGTCCAGGCGGGCCCTGTCTAGCTCTGAAAGCTGGGATTGGTCAATCTGCTCTAGATCATTCTTGAAATCTAGGAATGACCCTTGGTATCCTTGGTCCCTTGCAAGGTTGTATTCCTGCATTGCGGCTGTTGGCTTGTATCCTGCTTGCGCGGTCTGCAATTGTCCCAATACTGACTTCGCAAGGCTTGGGTCTGCCGTGACTGCGGCGACCATTGCGTCTGTGCCGCCTGCTTGGCGGACTAGGTTGGCGACGGCTTGGCGCTGGTTGCGGCGTTCGTTTTGTTGGTCGATCAACTGGGCGTATGTCATGCCGACTTCGCGGGCCGTTTCCGGGTCTTCGCCGAATGCTTGAGAGAGCCCGGTTGCAAGAAGGCTGGCGGCTGCGGGGTTGGTTTGCATGTTTTGGACGCCAGCGCCCAGGCGATCTAGGAGACCGAAGCGGCGTGCCGGCTGGGCTGGTCCGAAGTTCGGTTGCGGCACCGCCTGAATTGCGTTGTCAATGCTGCCGCGAACGCCTGGGGTTGGCTGCGCCGTTGGAATTGTGGGTGCTGTTCCGCCCACAACGCTTTGGACAGGTTGCGCCGGGACGGCATCGTAAGACGCAAGCTCTCGCGTAGGCTGCATCATGTCTTGTTCAGACAGGACTGTCTGGCCGGTTGATGGGTCTAGGAGCGCATTGATCTGCTCACGGCTCATGTCTGGGTTTAATCCGTCTAGGATTGATGGCTGGGCGGCCTGAGGTTGCGGTTGAGGTTGCGGTTGCGGTTGCGGCTGCGTGGGCTTGGCCACTGCGGCTTGGTCCATGTATTGCTTTGGAATGCCTCGCGCCTCTGCTGCCCCAGCTCCAGTAAGGAAGTTGAACGCACTTTCTGCTGCGCCGAGCAGGCCGCGATTAGGCTCTGGCTCGTTCGGGATTGCCGTGACAATGGGTGGGTCGAAGTCAGGGTTTTCGCGGTAGAAGCGGGCCTGCTCGATTTCGTCCAGGTATTGCTTCGGAATGTAGATACGCGAAGCAATGCTTAGAAGCTCTTTGTATCGGTCTTCTTCTGGGGCCGTGGCGTAGGGGGATTCTACGAAGGCGCGCAGTTGCTCTTCTAGGGGGCGGCCTGCTGCCGCCTGGACGCCAGCATATCTAGGGTCTTTGCCGAGCAGGTCGGCGAAGTCTTGGAAGTTTGCGCCGGTGGGGTCGTTTTCGTTTGCGTAGCTGCGAAAGCTCTGCATCATGCGTACAGGCTTGCCGTCTACATACTCAGTTGTTTCTTGCTCTTGGCCCTTGCCCTTAATGCCGAAAAGCATGCCGCCTGGGGCGTGCTTTCCCCATCCGCTTTCTAGGGCTGCGGTGGCGATGGCCATTCGAGGGTCTTGGCCGGTGCGGCGTGCGTAGTCGATGGCGTAGGGCATAACCTGCTGGATGAAGTCACCCTGCTTTCCGCCTACATAGTAGTTGCCGGTCAAGCGTTCTGGCTTTGGAGTTGCCGCGACCATTGAGGGGCTGAGAAGTCCTTGCATTCTACATTACTCCCAATAGGCCGTTGATGCCGCCGCTCATGTATTGGCCGAATGCCGGTCGGGTCGTTGTGGCTGTTGGGGCGGGTCGCATGCTGCTTGCCGCCATTCCAAAGCCGCCTGGAACGCCCATCATTCCGCTTGCGAGGCCTAGGCCCATTTTTCCTACGCCAAGAAGGCGGTTCAGCTCTTCTTCGCGCTTTTGACGCTTGATGTCTGATGCGACGCTTAGTTGGTTCATGTAGCCTTGCTGGGCTGCGTTGGCCTCGTCGATCTTGGCCTGTTCTGCCATGAGCTGGGCCTGTTGCAGTTGTTGCTGCTGTGCGCCTGCGGTGCCTAGAGTGCCCATGCGTTGCAGGGTCAATTCCTGAGCAAGAGGGGCCGCTTGCAATTGCATGCCTAGTTGGCTTTGGCTGTAGCCTGCTAGTTGGCTGGCAAGAGATGCCCGGCGCTGTGCATCTGCCTGGGCTGCGCTGGCAAGGGTGGGTGCCATGGCTGCGGTGACGCCGCGTGCGGCTGTGTCGGCGAATGCCCCGCTGCCTAGTCGGCCTGCGCCAGCGTACTTAGACGTGATGCCGCCTAGTGCCTGCTGCGCTGCGTCTTGGACTTGCTGCTGGATGTATGGGGTGGCTTGGTAGCCGTATTGCTCTTGAAGCGCAGATGTGTCGATGCCGCTTGTGCCGCCTGCGATGCCGCTGACCGCTGTTTCGCCTGCCGTGGGCTGCTGGCCGTAGGCGGATAGCATTTGCTGATACTGCTGTTGCTCAGGAGTAAACCCGGCCACGCGCTCGCCCTGGTAGACCTGGGGCTTGCTCATTAGCTGCCCCATGTAGGTCTTCTCTGCTGCGCTGGTGCCTTTGCTGCCACCGATGCTCATTTGGTTACGTCCTTTTCATATGTTGTGTAGGCTGCTTTCCAGCCGTAGTCTTTCAAAACTCTACCCCAAGCATCGCGGCCAAAGCCTTCGATGAATGTGCAGCCTAGCTCTTTTGCGTGGGCGGTCATGGTGGTGTCGAGTTCTTTAATCCATTCTTTCATTCTTCCGCCGCCTACGAAGTCAATCGCGAGCGCCCTGGTTCTAGGGTAGATGGCCACTCTGGTTGTGCAGGCCGCGACGATCTTTGAACTGTCTTCGTCGATGATGGCCCAAACGCCGTAGCCGCCTGTGATTGCCTCGTCTAGTACGTCTGCCATTGCTATCTTCTGCGGTGAAAGCGAGACTGCTTTGCGTAGGTGGGGTGCTATGTGAGGCCAGGTTTTGCGTAGGTTTTGGATTTGTACGCGAACAATCTTCATCCTAAGACCACATAGTCGAAATCTCTGTCTGTTTGGGCGTTGTTGGCGTGGGTGACTGTGAAGTCGTTTTGGCCGATGGCAGAGACGTAAGTTGTGCCGGCTGCCGCTGCGGCGTTGGCCGTGGTTGGCATGAGGAAGATTGCGCTGTTTGTGCCGACGCGATAATCAGTTATCGTGGTCGTTGTGGTGCTTGCGGTTAGAGTGAGCGACCCCTTGACGTTCATTTTACCGTCCACTAGTGCGTTGACGACTTGGGCGACTGAGCGCGCTGTGCCGCCGGGTTCGGGAAGCTTTCTGTAGTTGACGCCTTTTCTAGCCATTAGCGGCTGCCCGATTGGTTCGCTGTGATATCTACGCCAAGGGCGTACCGCCATTCTCCGGTAATGTTTATCCGCATGCGGTGGTAGCGGCCATTAGATCGTGTTGGGCAGAAGTTTGCATCGTTGAGGGTAGACTCCGCCGTGGCGGTGGGAGCTTCGGTCTGCTTGGACCGGCTTAGCACCTGGGCTGTTACCGTTGGTGCTGTCTCGCCTGTCTTTAGCGTGACGTATGGAGTAACGCTGGTAACTAGGGTTCGCTTTAGTGGCGCTGGCTCGACTTCGGATGTTTCAAGCGTGGCATCTAGAGGAGTGCCTGTAAACGTCCATATCTTATTCCCTTTTGTCGCCCCAAGCAAGAACGAGCCGCCTTTGTAGAGGCCGGAGTCGAAGGAGACGGAATAGTCGGTGTCTAGATTGCCGGTGAGTTCCGTTTCAGATACGTTTGTTGTGCGCACTGCTGTGATGGACTGATGGCTAAGTGATGCTGAAGACCAGCTTTGCGTCGTGTAGTTGTAGATCAAGAGTTTGTCGGGTTCGCCGTCTGGGCTGCTTTTGCTGACGTACGACCAAATGACGTTTGTGTTTTCTGGATCGATGGTGGATGTGATGCGTTCGGATTTGGTTTCGTCGTAGTCGCTGAAGAAGTAGTTATCTACCTGTTCTGCGCCGATGGGCTGGCTATTGGAGCCGTTGAAGACGAAGAAGCCTTCGCGTGATAGGAAATAGGCCTGGGCCGGGCCGATGGCTGCAATGCTGCCGGGGAACGAGCAGCCGCGATCTGTTTCTACCTTCTCGAATGCGAATATCAACGGGGAGCCTACATACTGCATTCGAGCGATGGCTCGCTCCATAAAGACAACGCCGAACTCGCCGCCTACGATGCCGGTGATTTGACCAGAGTCGGAAATGGTCTGACTGTCTGCCTGGTTGACTAGGCCAGTTGTGGCCGAGCCGCTTGCGCCGTCGTCGTACCAGTAGCGCACGCCTGCTGTTTCTGGAAGAGAGGGGTTAATCTCTGACCACTGGACTTCGAAGGGTCCAATGTTTGCGCTGCTGGTGTGGGCCGTGACGATGAAGTCTTTGACGGTGGCGATGTACTTGGCTTGCGGGCTGTCGGTTAGGTCTTGGAAGGTTGCTGCCCCGCCTTGGCTCAACGTGTTGATTTGCAAGGGGATTGTCGTGCCGCCCGCTGCAATGACGTTGTTGCCGAAGGTAATGAATTTCCAATTTGGGATTGCGGTGTAACCGCCGGTCTTGGAAATGTCGCTTAGGGTGCCTGAGCCTGCCGCGAGGTGTTCTAGCGTGGATGCCGTGCCTGCGTAGACTTGGATGGCGTCTGAGCTGTCCTTGAATGCTGCGACGCTTAGGGGTCTAGTGGTGGCGGCGGTTTCGCTGCTGTATTCGGCTAGGCTGCCGATAGGACGATAGCCGCGTACTGCCGGGAATACGTTTTGGGCGACTGTGCTGCCGGGGTTGTTGAGGTCGCTTTGGTCTGGGAGCCATTGGCCGAAGGGGATCATGCGTAGCGTCTCCAAAACGGTTCGTCACAAACTTGATCTACCCATAGCTCGCCTTTGACTTCTGGGGCCGCTGTGATTGATGCGGTTGCTGCGATTGTTGCGATGCCGCCAAGGCGTAGGCCGCCGGATGCGGCTGCGGAGGCTGCTGCAATCGCTGTGGCCGTTGCGCCGAATGTGACAGATGCTGTCGCTTGCGCTTGAGCTGTTGCGCTGATGGATGCCGCGCCCTGCTCTGCCGTTGTGAGCTGGGCCGATGCGGTTGCTGTTGCGGATGCGGTCGTTGACGCGACTGTGTAATTCGCGTCTAGGGTGGTGGTGGCTGTTGCTGCTGCGGTGGCCACGCCGCCACGGGTGATTGTTGCTTCTGCTGACGCAGATGCTGAGGCCGTGACGGCTGCCTCGCCCTGAATGCCGCCGCCTGCCGTGGCTGATGTGCTGGCGGTTGCCGTGATGCTGGCTGATGACGGCTTTGTGGCTGAAGCGGTGGTTGTCGCGTCGGCTGTGGCGGTGATGGCTGCCGCGCCGCCACGGGTTACAGACGGCGTGGCTGATGCGCTGGCTGCTGCTGTTGCGGTGGCTGACGCAGGCTTTGTTGCCGAAGCTGTGGCGGATGCCGTGGCTGACGCGGATGCTGTGCAGATGACATCGACGCCAGACAGGAGGTCTAGGTAGCCTGTCTGGAGGTCTAAGTAACCGCTTATGTTGTCCATGTAAGCCACGGCTTAACCCTTTGTTTTTGTTGGGTTTTGCGGCTTAGTCGTGGGAAACGGTGAGGTTGCCTGACTGGATTTCAAACGTGTCGCCGTTGTTGATGACCTTACTGGTGGTCAGCGCGCCGTGGTACAGAAGGTTTCCAGCGGTTGAGGCGTCGTAGATGCCGAAGTGGGTGATAGTTCCCCAGTTGGCTGTTGCGGTCGGGAATGTGATCGTTGCGCTGGTAGCTGCCGATCCGCTGGATGCCGCTGCAAAGGTTGCTGCCTGGCGTGCGTATGCCGTGCCAGACGTGGAAACTTCGTTGGCCGTAGTGTTTGCGTCGCTGAACGATGCGGTGGCTAGGGCAACGTAAACTGCTGACGGGACGGGGTATTCTGCTGTGCCTAGGGCGTGGTCTAGCAGTTCATTTTCAAGGTAGTCAGAAAAAGCGGCCATGTCTTAGGCTCCATAATTTGATGTGATGGCGATATGGCCCGAGCCGTATCTGCTTTTGTTGGTGTCGTCGCGGATTTCTTCGATTGAGCGGGAAAGGGCTTGATCGTAGAATTGGGCTTTGGCCTCGTCTTGCAAGAAGATGTAGGCTTGGGCTAGAGCGCCGTAGAGATAGGCGTCTGGGTGCCGCGTTAGAATCGTGTTGGTGCCGCTTTCGCTGCCAGAAGATAACGAGGCAATGGCTTCGCCGTAGATTAGTTCTACTTCGGTTGCCGTGGTTTGCACTGGGCGTAGGGCGATCTCGCAACCAATGACCGTGTAGGCTTGGGGTGTGCCTGTGGCGCTGTTGGAGTATTGCGAGAAAAGGTCTTCCGGGGATTTGTATTCTAGGGTGCGGGTTGGCGTGCCTGGAATGCGCAAAGACCTTAGCGCTCTAAGGTCTGTCGGAAGGCTGATAAATTCATCGTTGGCTGGGAAGGTGGCCCTGGCTCGGCGCTCTTGTGATCTAGTCTCGAGGGTGCGGCTGAGGCGAGCTTCGGCCATTTGGATGAATGTGGGGATTTGACTGGTGAGGTCGTCGCGGGCGAGGTAGCTGGCTACGGCTGACTTCAGCTCGCTGTAGGTGCTGATGGTCATACTGTGCCGCCACCTGTTCTAAAGAAGCGGTTGTCGTAGTCGTTTAGCCAACGCTTCCATTCCGTAGGATTGTCTTTTGGATGCCCAAACTTTGCGACCAACTGATAGTACAATAGTTCGGGGATGTCGGCAACCTTGCGCTGGTGGCGTTGGGTGTTGCCGATGAGACTACCTTTTTGG